AAACCTTTGGATACATGTTGGATACCTTGTGGTTGCCTCACGATGCTCAGAACAAGACTTTAGCATCCAATGGCAAGAGCATAGAAGAAATAGTGCGAACTTTAGGATTTAAGACTAGAATATTGGAAAGAGTGCCCATTGTTGACAGTATTAATGCTTCAAGGACCATCTTTCCGAATTGCTATTTTGATCGAAATAACTGTGAGGAGGGCTTAAATGCTCTCAGGCATTACAGGTATGAAGTTGATCCAGATACCAAGGCATTCAGCAAGACTCCTTTGCATGACCAGTACAGTCATGGGGCTGATGCTTTTAGGTATATTGGCTTGATGGTCAATGAACCCAAAAAGCATCCTAAAAAAGCAGTGTATCAACCCTCGATCAACTGGATGGGCTAATATGGATGATTTAGAGTCGAATGGTTTAATTACTGAAGCTCAACAGTTTCTGCACCTATGTACAGATGCAGACATGATGAATCGTCAAGAAGCACTAGAAGACTTGAGATTTAGTGCTGGTGACCAATGGCCTGTAGAAATCCAGAACTCTCGTACACTTGAATCTAGACCTTGCCTGACCATCAATAAGATTGATGCTTATGTACGTCAGGTAACAAACAACATTAGGCAACAGAGGCCTAGAATCAAGGTCCATGGGGTAAATAATGAATCAGATGCAAAAATGGCAGAGATTCTTACTGGTCTGTGTAGGCATATTGAGGTCAACTCAGATGCTGATCAGGCTTATGACAATGCAGTTGACTTCGCCGTGCGTATGGGATGGGGCTTCTTCCGTGTTGTCACTGACTACACCAAGCCAGATAGCTTTGATCAAGAGATTTACATCAAATCCATAGTCAACCCTTTCACTGTCTACTTTGACCCTAACTCAGTCATGCCTGATGGTTCTGACGCAGATAGATGCCTGATTACTGAAGTCATCTCTAAGCAACAATTCAGGAAAATGTATCCAGATGCTGACGATGGCACTCAGTTCAATCTCAGAGGAGCTGGTGACACCAATGCTGAATGGGTGATGAGGGAAGACATCAGAATTGCTGAATACTTCTACACCAAGCACATCAAAACCAAGCTCCTGATGCTTGCTGATGGCACAACTGAGTACAAAGATGAGTTCAAGGGTGACCCAAAAGACATCATTGATCAGAGAGATACAGTCAAAAAAGAGATTTGGTGGGCAAAGATCACTGGAATGCAAGTCCTAGAAGAAGGCAAATGGGCTGGCAAATACATCCCAATCATTCCTGTTTATGGTCAGCAATTGATTGTTGAGAACAAGCGTAAGAAGTTTGGCCTTGTGAGGCAAGCAAAAGACCCACAACGCATGTACAACTTCTGGCAAACCTCCATGACTGAGAGCATTGCCCTTGCTCCTAAGCCAAAATGGTTGATTGCTGAAGGCCAAGATGAAGGCCATGAGACTGAATGGGCACAAGCTAACATCAAGTCCACTGCAACACTGAGATACAAGCAAGTTGACATTGATGGTAGGCCAGCACCAGTGCCATCGAGGATTCAGCCTGAGAGTCCTCCTGCTGGCATTATGGCGGCCTCAGCCAGCATCAGCCAAGACCTCCAAGCAGTCATAGGCATTGTTGACCCAAATCAGCTCCCCAGTGGCAACATCTCAGGCAAAGCACTAAATGGGCAACAGCAACAAGTGGACATGTCAAACTTCCACTTTTACGACAATTTGACTCGTTCTATTAGGCATTTGGGCAAAGTAATTTTGGACTTAGTGCCCAAAATCTATGATTCTGAGAGGGTGATGAGGATCATTGGGGATGATGGAAAGCCTGATTTAGTGAGCTTGAACTCGTTTGGAGCTGATGAGGAAGGTGTTTACAAGATATTGAATGACACATCAGTGGGTGAGTATGATGTGGTGATGGACACAGGGCCCGGCTACAACAGCAAGCGTCAAGAGGCTGTGGAAAGCATGATGCCATTGCTAGCGGCAGACCCTGCACTCATGCAAGTAGCTGGTGACTTGTTCTTTAGGAATATGGACTTCCCCGGCGCTGAGATGATTGCAGACAGACTCGCGGCCAGCAACCCAATGTCCCAAATTGACACCAAATCTAAAGTTCCTCCTCAGATTCAGATGCAATTGGCTATGTCTCAACAACAGATGCAAGCCATGCAACAACAGATTCAACAGCTCCAGATGACCATCAAGCAACGTCAGGACATCGAATCTGTCAAACAACAAGCTGAAACACAACGTGAGCTGATGAGGCAGACAGCCAAAGCCCATAACACTGAGTCCATGCTAGAGGCTAGAGTCCATGATGTAAACATGAGAGCTGTAACTAGCCAAAACAAGACAGAAATAGAATCCATTATGGAGCTTTTGGTACACCATCTGGACACAGCTAGACTTGAAAAAGAGATAGCAAGTCGTAATGCTGAACAATATAGGTATGCAAATGAGTCAGTGCTAGGTCTACAACCCGGAGTTCAATGATGCCAACAGTAACAAGTGAAAACAAAAATGAATTTGATCGTGAAACAATGGAAAAACGCGGTCAATTAAAAGAAAAACGAAAGCCTAGCCCATCTAATGATTTTTACAGTAAATATAAAGAAAAACTTAATCCTCATAAAGATTATTTTGAATTTGTAAAGGTGAATGAACCCCATATTAAAGAACACGCAAGCGGGATTGCAAATCAAATTAAAACTTTTACTGGATTAAACGAAAAACAAAAAAATAAAAAATATAACGAAAGAATGGGTGACATGAGAAATCATGTAACTGAAGCATGGGATTACACAAAACCTAATGATTGACAAAGTAATCAATTCGTGTAACATTTACACAAACCTTACCAATCAGGTTGATTGGGTAAATCCTTGGGTAAAACCATGTCTGAAAAAGAAGCGAGCCAAGTGCTCACAAGTGAAAATTCTGCTGAGTTTTACAGCAATCGTTTGGGTTTAGCTGACACAGCTCCTGTAGAGGCAGTTCCTACTGAGCCTACAGAAGTTCAAGAGCAGAATGAACCAGTTGCTGAAGAACCAAGCAAAACAACAGAAGAACCAAAGCCTAATAGACTCGAAAAAAGGTTTTCAGATATTACTAAGCAAAGGGAATTGGCACGAGCTGAAGCAGAACGTGAGCGTACCAGAGCTAGTGAGCTAGAAGCCAAGTTGAAAGAGTTGGAAGCGAAAGTCAACCCTAAACCAGTTGAGCAACTTTCAGAACCACAACCTGAGCAATTTGAAACAGCATTTGATTATGCTAAAGCACTTGCAAAGTATTCAACAGAGGAAGCACTTAGGGAGCGTGACAGGCAAGAGGCTGAAAGAAGGATAGCTGAAGAACGTGCCAAGACATTTGAGGCATGGAACAAGCGTCAAGCTGAGGTCAAAGCTGAGTTACCTGATTATGAAGACATGCTTGCATCATCAGATGTGGTGGTGAGTGATCAGATACGAGATGCGATTTTTGAAAGTGATGTTGGACCAAGAATCCTTTATCATTTAGCAGAGAATCCAGAAGTAGCTGAGAAGCTAGCTAAGATGTCAACAATAAGTGCTCTTAGAGAGTTAGGAAAGATTGAGGCAAGGCTTGAAAAAGCTCCTCAAGAGGAGGTGAAGGCTGTTGTGAGGTCGAATGCTCCAAAGCCTATTAGTCCATTGCGAGCAACGAGCGCGGCGTCTGAGACACCCATCGACTCTGAAGGCAGATTCACTGGCACGTTTCAGCAGTGGCGTGAAGCTCGTAAAGCAGGAAAGATTAGGTAAACAAACTTTTTAACTTTTTAAGGAAAGAATCATGGCAAATAATCTTTTAACGATATCTAAGATCACCAATGAGGCGCTCATGGTGCTCGAAAACGAACTCACGTTCACGAGCGAGGTGGACCGCAACTACGATGACCAGTTCGCTGTGGTCGGGGCAAAAATTGGTAATACTGTGAATGTGCGGAGACCGGGTCGCTTCATCGGAACTACCGGCCCAGCGTTAAACGTGGAAGACTTTAACGAGTCAAGTGTGCCAGTAACTCTGTCAACGCAATTCCATGTGGACACGCAGTTCACCACGGCTGATTTGGCACTATCACTCGACATGTTTAGTGATCGAGTGTTGAAGCCAGCAATTGCCGCCATTGCCAACAAGATTGATCGTGATGGCTTAGTCATGGCTAAGAACAACACAGCAAACATTGTTGGAACAGCAGGAACTCCTCCTACTGGACTAATTACTTATTTGACTGCTGGTGCTTATCTTGACTCTGAGGGTGCTCCTCGTGATGGTCGTAGATCAGTGACTATTGAACCATTCACATCTGCAACGATTGTTGATTCACTCAAAGGCTTGTTTGTTCCACAAGAGGCAATTGGTGAGCAATATCGCAAAGGCCTCATGGGCAGGGACAGCGCTGGATGTAATTGGAAAATGGACCAAAATGTGGTCTCTCAACAGTTTGGTTCTTGGACTGGTTCTAGTGCTGGTTCAATCACCATCAATGGAGCAAGCCAAGGTCTATCAAGTGGATGGGCACAGAC